TGATAAGTTTTGTTGATTGCTGTGTTGATCTTGTTGAGTGTTTTTTTCTCCTCAAGTTCTTTTTGCTCTCTATTTTTATTATCTTCTCTTAGTCTTATCATGTCTAATGGATCACTTAGGTTATAAGTTCCAGTAGATTTGATTTCATATTTAACTGATTTCATCACATGATTAATTGATGACTTTTCACACAACTTCATTTTTTGAAGTTCTTTTAATTGGTCATAATCAATTCTGTTTTTAAATGCGGCTATATCCTGGTCAGTTCCCCAAAGACCCAAGCCGTCAGTTTTAACATGATTATCTTTATTAAATCCTAATACTAAAACAGCTTCATAAGTGTTTTTTTTAGGTTTACACCATTTATTAGTTTTAGGATTAAGAGTAGCATAGCAGAAGCGATCACCTCTGTTTTTAACTGTTTCTATCCAATAACGGCGTTTAGTTCTTAATCTAAAACCCCATGGATAACCATCAACTTCAACAGCATTATCAAAGCTGTCCTTATTATAAATGTATTTCATTTTAAATATGCTCCTTGTTTAAAATGTTTTTGTGCGACTTTAATTGTGAAATCTTCGGACCATTCCGCTGGATAGTTGCGTCCAGGTGTTGACGGCAATTTCTTGCCATCAATAAAAACTCTGCGACCAATAAAAGATATTAACCCTTTTACTTTGCGAGCTTTAACTTCAACAATAGTGATATTCATAACTATTGAATGAAAATTAATATTAATGTGATAGCTGGAACCGTTCCAACCATCATGTAAAATAATATGTTTGATAAATTCATAGTAACCCTCCTTAATTGGTTAATTATAATATAATATATGATATAATATAAAATATGATAAATCAAACATTAAATATAAAAAAATAAAAAAAATGACAGGACGACCATTAAAAAAAATTCAATGCCAGGCGCGGCGTAAATATGACGGCAAGCAGTGCCAGGCTAAAGGTATAAAAACAAAGAAAGGGAGTTATATATGCAGATTGCACGGGGGTCTAAGTACAGGACCGAAAACAATAGAAGGGAAAATAAAAAGTTTACAAAAACTAAAACAATATAAAAATAAAACTTATGAAGAAATCAGAGAAATTATTGAATTTAATAATATCCAGGCTACAGCTCGGGGAAACATTAACAAGCATTTGTAGATCAAAAGAAATGCCAAACTTGTCCACCGTTTATGATTGGATGAATAAAGATAAACAATTAAAAGAAAACATATTAGACGCCAGGAGAATAGGCGCGATGACTTGGCTGGATAAAATGCAAGATTTATTAGACCAGGAAGTTGAACCTCAACAGGTACAATGGAACAGGGAAAGACTCCACCACTCACGATGGATGGCGTCAAAGCTCGTTAGTGTGTTTAATGATAAGGTTATTAATGAGAATATAGGAGAGCCACAAATCAAAATAGTATGGGATGATGGTTATTCGGAACGTAAAGACGAACAGCACGCGCGCACGATATCAAGTACGGATGATATTAAAAATATTAAACATGACCAAACGCATGACAAAAGCAAAATAAACTAGAGTTTATCTAGTGTGTTTCCCTGGTCTTGTATCGGTTATATGTTTGTTAATGTGATTATTAATATTAATTTAGAATATATCAGACCTCGGATCACGCCATTTTACTGTGCCAGGTATTTTATATTATGATGGGAGATTTAGACACTCATGGACAGACAGATACAAGCACTCGTGCTGGTTGACGAAAAAAAGAAAAAAATAATTTTGGAAATGCAAAATTTTATTAACGATGAAGAAATGTTTGATACAGCTAAATTTATAGTGGCTGCGTTAAATATAGAACAGGTTGATCCAAAAATTTTAGGAGAAACAATAAACTAATGAAAGTTATTAAAATACCTTACACACCTAGACCACAACAACGAATGTTGCATGAGCAACTAGATAAATATCGTTTTGCGGTTGCGGTAATGCATCGTAGAGCTGGGAAAACTGTATTTGCAATAAATCATTTAATTAAACTAGCCTTGACTAGCACTAAACGTAACTTTAGGGGTGCGTTTTTTTCTCCAACAAGGGTGCAATCTAAATTAGTTGCATGGGATTATTTAAAAGAATTTTCTCGTAAGATACCTGGAACGAAATTTAATGAAACAGAATTACGAGCTGACTATCCTACGGGTGGAAGAATAACACTATTCGGAGCTGAAAATCCTGATGCTGCAAGGGGTCAATACTATGACTTTGTTGTTTGTGATGAATATGCTCAGATGGATGCAAGAATGTTTGCAGAAATTATTAGACCCGCTATCGCTGATAGGCTTGGCTCAGTTTGTTTCATAGGGACTCCCGCTGGAATGGGAAATAATTTTTATGATTTGTTTGAAGATGCAAAGTCATTACCCGAATGGTTTACTTGTACGTTTAGAGCAAGTGAAACAGGATTAGTACCAAAAGAAGAATTAGAGTCGGCAAAAAAACTGATGACGGAAGATCAGTATGCACAAGAATTTGAATGTTCTTGGACAGCCAATATATCTGGTTCTATTTACGGAAAAACAATTCAACAAATGGAAGAGGATAAACAAATATCAAAGTTTCCATATGACCCTGGTTATCCAGTTGATGTGTATTTTGATCTAGGAATTAGTGATCAAACAGTAATTTTGTTTACACAACAGGTTGGAAGAGCCTTAATTGTTATAGATTGTTATGCTGATAGCAATAAAAGTCTTGACTACTACGCCGATTATATACGAAAAACAAATTATAATATCCGAAATTACGTTTTTCCTCACGACATAGAACAAAGAGAACTATCAACTGGTCATTCTAGGAAGGAATATGCGTATAATATGGGGATGTCACCCCTAAAAGTGTGTCCAAAATTGTCCATAGAGGATGGTATTCACGCTGGTCAGATATTATTAGCTAAAACCTACATAGATAGAGAGAAGTGTAAGCCATTTTTAGATGCGATGAAGTGGTATCATAGAAAGTGGATAGATAAACAAAGAATTTTCTCTAAGCCAGTACATGACCATAGTAGTCATTATGCTGATGCTTGGCGAACTTGTGCTGTAGCAATACGTGAACTAGACTTAAACAACAACAGGAGATTAGATAAGTTTGCTGTTGGAACAAATTATAACCCCTTGGGAGAAAGGATGTAAATTATGGGATTTTTAAAACCAAAACCACCAATGATGCCAACATTACCAACACCTCCAGTAGTACCACCTGTAATTTCAGATGATTTGCCTGACTCAACTAAAGATAAAATTGATGCAGCTCTTAAAAATAAAACAAAAGGGTACACGGAAACAATAATGACAAGCAATCAAGGTGATACAAGCGATGTTAAAACTAAAAAGAAAACTTTATTAGGTGCATAATGGGAGCAAGTACAGCAAAAGGTAGTAGCGGCGGCGGTGGCGGAAGTTATGGCGGCGGTGAAAGAGATAGAAACGAGCAAAAAAACGTAGTTAACAAAGTTAAAGTTAAAACGGCTGCATCAAAAGCAAAAAATAAAGCATTAGCATCAGGAAATACTATGTATGGCGGTGCTGTGTCTAAAGGAATAGATGACGCTTTAGTTAAATCAAAAAACGTCAAAGTAGGTAGTTATTTTAAAAAAGTTGGCGGTGAATTTATACGACTAGATGCTGCTGAAGGAAAAAGATTATATAATCGTGGTGACCCAAGTGTATCTAGGTCAGTTATAGGTAACAAAACAAGCGCTAATTTAAAATACGGATCTGGTGGCGTAAGTACAGCGATGGGTACAGGTGATCCAAGTGGTGCATTAACATCAACAAAAATTTCTAGTGATATGTTAAAATCACAAAACAAAACTAAAGCATTATTGTTTGGTGGTGCATCGGCAATGATGGGTCCAATAGGAACGCCATTACGATTAGCTGCGGGAAAAGCAGCAGCAGATTATTTACAACCTGAAGAAGCCTATGCTGATTATACAAAAGGTTTTGAAGCAAAACAAATGGGTAAAAAATTTACAAGTGACAGAACAATTTTAGGTATCTTAGGACTTAAAGGTAATAAAAAAAATAAGTTAGGACAATAAATGATTAAAGATCTTAGTAATCAATTTTCACAGTTAAAAAATAAAAGACAGAACTGGGAAAGTCATTGGCAAGAAATAGCTGATTATGTTTTACCTCGTAGAGCAGATGTTAATATTGATAGAACGGCTGGAGATAAAAGAACAGAAAGAATTTTTGACGGCACAGCACTTCATGCATCTGAGCTATTATCTTCTTCGTTACATGGAATGTTAACTAATGCAGCTACACCATGGTTTAGTATGCGTTTTAAAGACGAAAATTTAGCCATGGATGAAGAAAGTAGAGAGTGGTTAGAATCATGTACGCAAACAATGTATATTGCTCTTGATAGGTCAAATTTTCAACAAGAAATACATGAGCTGTATGTTGATTTAGTTACTTTTGGTACAGCTTGTATGATGATAGAAGAGGATGATCAAAAGTTTATACGTTTTTCAACAAGACACATAAAAGAAATTTATATTTCAGAAAACGATAAAGGTTTTGTTGATACTATGCATCGTGAGTTTAAGATGACAGCAAGAGCAGCCTATACTCGTTTTGGTGAAAACTTATCAAAAAGAATTAAAACTGTTGCAAAAGATAATCCATATGATGAAGTAACAATACATCATTGTATAAAACCAAATGATAAATTTAATCCGTACAAAGAAGATAATAAATCAATGGCGTTTACGTCTATTTATTATGATAACGAAGATCAAAAAGTTATATCTATATCAGGATTTGAAGAGTTTCCCGCTGTTATACCACGCTGGTTAAAATCATCGTCAGAAAATTGGGGTAGATCACCTAGTATGATTGCCTTGCCTGATATAAAAATGATTAACAAGATGGCTGAAACAACCATTAAAGCCGCACAAAAAATGGTAGATCCACCTTTACTTGTGCCTGATGATAGTTTTGTTTTACCAGTTAGAACACAGCCAGGGGGATTGAATTATTATAGATCTGGTACAAGAGATAGAATAGAGCCATTAAATATTGGTGCAAATACTCCTGTTGGTATTAACCTAGAAGAACAACGTAGAAATGCAATACGACAAGCCTATTATGTTGATCAGTTGTTAATGTCACAAGATACAAGAATGACAGCAACAGAAGTTATGCAACGTAACGAGGAAAAAATGAGATTACTTGCTCCTGTTCTTGGCAGATTGCAATCTGAAATGTTGCAACCATTAATAACAAGATGTTTTAATATTTTGTTAAGAAAACAAATATTACCTAATCCACCTGTTGCTTTGCAAGGTCAAACTGTTGATATTGAATATGTTTCACCATTAGCAAGATCACAACGTACAGGAGAAGTACAGGCAATATTACGTTCATTAGAAATCATATCACCATTAGCACAATCAATGCCAGTTATGGATTACATTGATAGTGATAAATTAGTTAAACATATTACGGATGTTTTAGGCGTACCACGAAAAGTATTACGTTCAGATCAGGAAGTTGCGGGTATGAGAGAAGAACAAGCAGCAATCGCTCAACAACAAGCTGAATTGGATCAAGCATCGCAATTAGCTGAAGCTGGAGGGAAAGCTGCTCCACTTCTCAAAGAACTAAATGGATAAAGAACAAGAAGAAATAATAAAACAAATACGACAATCATATCAAATAGTTTTTTCTTCTAAAGAAGGTCAAATCGTTTTAAAAGATCTTGAAAGACGTACAGGTATTCATACTTCTACGTTTGATAAAGATCCTTATGTATCGGCTAATTTAGAAGGAATGCGAGCGGTAACATTGTTTATAAAATCAATGTTAATGAAAACACAGGAGAAAAAATGACAGAAGAACAGGTAACTGTTGAAGAGCAACAGTCTGAGCAAACTGTAACGGAAACACCAGTAGAAACACAACCACAAACTTTTATAGATACTTTACCTGAAGATTTACGAGGTGAAGCATCCTTACAAAGTATTCAAGATGTTGGACAACTTGCAAAAAGTTATGTTCATGCACAACGAATGGTAGGACAAGATAAAATTGCTGTGCCAGGAAAACACGCAACAGATGATGATTGGAAACAAGTCTATTCAAAGTTGGGTGTACCTGAAACACCCGAAGGGTATGAGGTTAAATATGAATTACAAGAAGGAGCAAGTGATCAACCAGTAAAAGATTTTGTATCAAAAGCTCATACACTTGGTTTACTTCCTCATCAAGCACAGGGAATATTAGATTATTATTCTAGTTTAGAACAATCAGGACGTGATGAATTAGAAAAAAATAATACATTATCAAGACAAAATGCTGAACAGGATTTACGACAAGAATTTGGTTTAGCGTATGATAAACAATTATTAAAAGCAAATAATTTGTATAACAAACATTTTGCTGAACAATTAAAAGATATAAAGTTACAAGACGGCAGCAATATTTTAAATCATCCTGGATTTGTCAAAGCATTAGCATCAATGTCAGATAAATTTAGTGAAGATAATATTGGAGTAGAACAAGAGGAAGGTGGACCTATGACACCAGATCAAGCGGAAAAAGAGATCAATAAAATACTTGGTGATCCTAATGGTCCGTATTGGAATAAAGGTCATCCAAATCATAATGCTGCTGTGCAAGAAGTTTTCCAACTTCAAAATATGAAGATGGGAATAGAGTCGGAATAATCCTAAAGGACTCCGTGACAATCTGAAAGTAGATCGACTATCAGTCGTTAAATGAAGAATGATCCCTCAATCTGAGGAGAAATCAATCAAGCATTAACAACTTAACTTATAGGAGATTAGAATGTCTAATCAAATTACTACCGCATTTGTAGAACAGTATAGCCGTAACGTGTCTATGCTTTCTCAACAAATGGGATCAAAGTTGAGAGGTACTGTTGATGTGGAGTCTATAACTGGCAAAAATGCTTTCTTCGAACAAATCGGTGTAACCGCTGCTCAAAAGAAAACATCAAGACATTCAGACACACCACAAATTGACACCCCTCACGACAGAAGAAGAGTAAGTATGGATGACTATGAGTGGGCTGATTTAATTGACGATGTTGATAAAATCAGAATGCTTATTGATCCAACTAGCTCTTACGCTAAAGCTGCTGCGGCAGCTATGGGTAGAAGTATGGACGATGTAATTATCAGTGCATTTAATGCGGCGGCTGACACAGGTGTTAGCGGCGGTACTTCAGTTGCATTACCATCAACTTCAAAATTTGCTACATCAAACCAATCAGATGGATTAACTTTAGCTAAACTACGTTCTGCTAAAAAATTCTTTGATGCGAATGATGTAGATCCAAGTCTAAGCAGATACATTGTATGTGGCGCTCAACAAATTTCTGATTTGTTAGGTGACTCAACAATCACTTCTGCTGACTTTAATACTGTACGAGCTTTAGTACAGGGTGAAATTAATACGTTCTTAGGATTTAATTTTGTAACATCAAATAGATTACCTTTTGATGCATCAAATACTGATGACAGATTATGTTTTGCCTATACTGAAGATGCAATTAAACTTGCTGTTGGTAAAGATGTTCAAGCTAAAATTAGCGAAAGAGCAGATAAATCATACAGCACACAAGTTTATTACTGCATGAGCATTGGTGCAACTCGTATGGAAGAAACTAAGGTATTCCAAATACCTTGTAACGAATAAGGAGATAGAAAATGGCAAGTGTTAAAAGTGTAGCAATCACTAATCTTGACGCTACTCCTAGCGTACTAAGTGATGGTGGCAATCATTCAAGCATGAAAGTTTGGCACGATACTTACGAAGCTAGTTCGTTAGCAAGTGGATCGGATATTACGATTGCAAGAATACCAGCGGGATCTACAATTCACGATGTAGTTCTCAAATGTGACGCATTAGGCGGATCTTCAACGTTAAAAGTAGGTACTTCTGCTGATGATGATTTATTCATTGGTGTTACAGGAACCTGGAACGCTGGCGGTCAAACTCAATCTATGCAATCTGGCTCATCTGCGGGTGCACCAGTTGCAACAGTAACGGGTCTAGGTCACAAAGTAAGTACACAAACAGATATTATTATTACTACTGGTGGAGCATCCATCACAGGAACAATATTCTGTTGGGTATATTACACAGCATAATTAACTATGGGGGGATTTTCCCCCCCTTTTTTTTTCAGGAAATACAATGGCAAAACGAGGATTATACGCTAACATTCATGCAAAACGTAAAAGAATTGCTGCTGGTAGCGGTGAGAAAATGCGAAAAGTAGGAGCAAAGGGAGCGCCTACATCAGCAAATTTTAAACGAGCAGCAAAGACAGCTAAGAAGAGGTAATAATGGCTTACGGAAAAAAAACTAAAATTAACAAAAAAAAAGGCGACTTAAATAAAGATGGAAAAATGTCAGGTTACGAAATGAAAAGGTCAATGGCTATTCAACGTAACATGAAAAAGAAAAAGAAATAATGGTCGCTAAAAAATATCAAAGTTCTACTGGCGGTTTAAATGCTGCTGGTAGAAAAAAATTTGGTGTTAAAGCACCAGTAAAAAAAGGAATCAATCCTAGAAGAGTTTCATTCGCTGCAAGATTTGCGGGAATAAGTGGACCAATGAAAGATAAAAAAGGTAAACCAACTAGATTAGCTTTAGCTTTGAAAAAATGGGGATTTCGAAACAAAGAGTCAGCAAGAAATTTTGCAAACAAACATAAGAGGAAATAATGGCAAGTGAAGTAGATATTTGTAACTCAGCATTAAATATGTTGGGAGCTAATAATATAATATCATTAACAGAAGATAGTAAAAATGCTCGTTTAATGAACCAACGATATACATCTGTTCGTGATAGTATTTTTAGATCTCATTCGTGGAATTGTTTAATTAAAAGAGTACAGCTATCAGCAGATACAGAAACACCAACACATGAATACGCAAAACAATATACATTACCATCAGATAGTTTGCGTGTTTTAAAAATAGGTGGTCATCATAACGGATCATCATCTGATTTAGATGCTGGACAAAAATTTAAAATAGAAGGCAGAAAACTTTTAACTGACGAAACAACTGTTTTTTTAATTTATATTGCAAAAATTACTGATCCTAATGAGTATGATACACTTCTTATAGAAACTATATCAGCAAAATTAGCATCAGAATTATGTTATTCTATTACTGCATCAACTTCATTAGCTGGTCAAATGATACAACTATACGATGAAAAATTGCGTGAAGCTCGTCATGTTGACGCTACTGAAGGTACAGCAGAAAATTTAGACGCAAGTTCATTTATTAATTCGAGGTATTAATGGCTAAAACAACTGTTGCCTTTACTAATTTTACGGCTGGTGAACTATCACCTAGGCTTGATGGCAGAACAGACGTTGGTAAATATTTTAATGGATGTAAAACATTAGAAAATATGGTTGTGCATCCTCACGGAGCAGCATCACGCAGACCAGGTACTAAGTTTGTCCATGAAGTTAAAACAAGTTCAGCACAAACAAGATTAATACCTTTTGAATTTTCGACTACACAAACATACATTATGGAGTTTGGTAATCAGTATATTCGTTTTTATAAAGACCAGGGAATAATTACAGAAAGTAACAAAACTATATCGGCTGCAACACAAGCTAATCCATGTGTTGTTACTGCTACAAGTCATGGTTATTCTAACGGGGATCATGTTATTATTTCTTCTGTTGTAGGTATGACAGAACTAAATGGTAAAACATTTAAAGTTGCAAACAAAACAACAAATACTTTTGAGTTACAAAATGTTGATGGTACAAATATTAATTCTACATCATTTACAGCTTATGCATCTGGTGGTGTCGCTAATAAAATTTATGAAATATCATCACCTTATGTAACAGCAGATATACTAACAATAAAATTTGCACAAAGTGCAGATATTATGTACTTGGTGCATCCAAGTTATGCGATAAGAAAATTAACAAGATCAGGTCATACTAATTGGACATTATCTTCTCCATCATTAACTGGATCACCTTCGCCAACATTAAATAACGCTACAAATAAATATCCAAGTTCAGTAACTTTTTTTGAACAACGATTAGTTTTTGCTGGAACGAATGATAATCCACAATCAATATGGTTTAGTAAAAGTGCTGAGTTAGAAAATTTTACAACAGGTACAAATGATACAGATGCGATGGTTTATACGATTGCATCAAACAAAGTAAATGCTATCCGATTTATGTCGGCTCAACGTTCTTTGTTAGTAGGTACTGTTGGCGGTGAATTTGTTGTAAGTGCATCTGGTACAACACAGCCAATAACACCAACAAACGTACAAATACAAAAACAATCAAGTTATGGATCGGCTAATGTTGATGCGGTGCAAATAGAAAATGTTACGATGTTTTTGCAACGAGCAAAAAGAAAAATACGAGAGCTTACATACAATCTAAATATTGATCAGTATCAAGCAACAGATATGACATTGTTAGCTGAACACATATCATTAAATGGTATAACAGAAATGGCATATCAACAAGAGCCTGATAGTATTTTATGGTGTGTTAGATCTGATGGTACATTATTAGGTTTTACTTATGCAAGAGCAGAAAGTGTTACAGGTTGGCATCGTCATATTATAGGTGGTAGCTTTGGTAGTGATAATGCTGTTGTTGAAAGTGTGGCGTCTATACCAACAGACTCAGATGAAGATGAATTTTTCATTATAGTAAAAAGAACTATTAATAGTGTAACTAGACGATATGTTGAGCATTTAACTTTATTTGATTACGGCACAGATCAGACAGATGCTTTTTATGTTGATAGTGGATTAACGTATTCAGGAAGTGCAGCAACATCTATTTCAGGATTAGATCACTTAGAAGGTCAAGAAGTAACTATACTTGCCAATGGATCTACTCATGCAAATAAAACTGTATCTAATGGATCTATAACATTAGACAGATCTGTTACAAAAGCACATATTGGTTTACCTTACACTTCTTTATTACAAACAATGCGAGTAGAAACTGGGGGTGATGGTGGTACATCACAATCAAAAGATAAACGCATCCATGAAGTAACTTTACGTTTACATGAAACTGTTGGTGTTGAAGTTGGACCAAACTTAAATAACATGGAAAGAATACCTTTTCGATCTAGTGCAGCTAGTATGGATGCTGCTGTGCCACTTTTTACAGGAGATAAACAAGTTGAGTTTCGTGATGATTTTAATACAGATGGATTTGTATTTATTCGTCAAACACAGCCTTTACCATTAACTGTAATATCTTGTTATCCTCGTATAACAATTAATGACGGATAATTTATATTTAACAGCATTTTATTCTGAACACGCACATCACATGGTTACATCTATGATGAATGATCCGCATACAGAAATAGATGCTAACTATCGAGATTTATTAAATAATTTAGAAGTACCTGAAATGTCATTTACTTCTATGTGCCAGGACAAGATTGTTTGTTCTGGTGGTATTATTCCTGTTTGGGATGGTGTGTTTGAAGGTTGGGTTATGGCATCTAATCTTATTTGGAAACACCGCATTAGTGGAGCAAGAATAATAAAAAAAGGAATGGATGAGCTAATCGAAGAATACAATGTTGTTCGTTTACAAACAGCCGTTAAAAAAGATTTTACACTTGGTCATAGGTTTGCTGAGTGGCTTGGTATGAAACAAGAGGGATTAATGAAAAAATATCAAAACAATGAAGATTATTTTAGATATGCGAGGGTAATGTAATGGCTCCTCCAATGATAATTGCGGCGGGTGTTAGTGCTGCTGGTAGTTTACTAGCTGGACAATCGGCTATGGCTGCTGGTCGTTTTCAACAATCAATGGCTGAACGTAATGCACAAATACTTGATCAAAAAGCAGAAGATGCATTAACAATAGGTCAAAGAAATATACAACAAGCAGAAAAATTATTTGAGACAGCAATGGCTCAAACAGATGTATCTTTAGCAAGAGCTGGTGTTAAAATGAATGAAGGTACACCACTTGCTATAGCAGAGCATAATTTATCAGAATTTGAATTACAAAAATTAAATATTGAATACGATGCAAATGTAGTCAGTTATGATTATCTTTCACAAGCTGCTAATTCTAGAATGCAAGGTGAGTTAGCTATGTATCAAGCAAAACAACAAAGAACAGCATCATTTATAAGCGCTGCTGGAACAATGGTAGGTGCATATGCAACACAAAATTTATTAAATACACAAGCTACACAAAACGCTGAAATAATAAAACAAAGTCAAATTAATAATAAAATTATTACTGATAATATGTTTAGTAATCAAAAAGATATTATTGATATAATTAATAATAATACCAAGCAAATTACAAATATTAAAAAAACTAACTCTTTAGCTTTTGCTAATCAATTTCCAACAGGCGGGTTTTAATGGTTGATATTCCTTTATTTACAAACAAAACAACACCACAACGTATAGCGGGTGTAACATCAAAAATACCTAACATATCTAAAGCGGCTGTATTGCCTGGCAAAGCTATTCAAAATTTAGGTAACACATTATTAAAATCAGCAACACAAGATTATAAAAATAAATTAGATTTTGAAAATAAAAAATTAAAACAACAAACAGATTTTGAAAACAAAACTTATAATCTAGAAAAACAAAAAGAATTACAAACTTACAAACAAAATGAAAATTTTAAAACAACTGTTGATCAATTAGAACAAGAAGCAGATACAAAATTTCAAATAGCAGCATTACGAATTACACAAAAAAAGAATGTTGTTAACACAATTAATGAACTTGAAAATTTTTCTAACGAAAAAAAATATGAATTAGCAACATCTTCTGATCTAAATGATGTTGATGGTTTTCAAAAAATTTTAACCGATAAAGCAAATAGTTATAAATTTAATGATGATGCAACAAAAATATTATTTGATAATGAATACGCAAAATTATTACAAAGTGAATCATTTAACGTAAGAAAAACAATACGACAAAATATTATTGATGTTGGTGTTGATACTTTTAATAATACAATCAATGATAGTATTTACAAAGCGGTATATGGAAATGACCATGACCGAGTAAAAGCATTTGATTATTTATTTGGTACTAGCGGTGTTGTTAAAGAAATGGATGATGCTGGTCTTGTTGTAAATCCTGAAATTACTACCGACAAAATACGCAAAATGTATGGATCTGTATTGTTTGAAAAAATGGTTGAGGAAGAGCCACAAAAATTTTTAAATTATTTAAATAAAGAAAATTATCAAGATGAATTATCAAAATTTTTAACACCTAATCAAATAATTAATTTTCAAAAAGTTGCACAGAATAATGTTGATAGTGAGTTACGATCACAAATACAAACAGTAAAAAGTATATCAACAGATATTAAAACACAACTAAAAGATCAAGAATGGATTATTAATAATACAACAAGAGGTAATTTACCAATACTTGAAAGTTTATTAGAACAAGCAGAAAATTTATCTTTACCAGGATCAGAAGAAGTTTTTGATCCAGCATTAGTTCAAGATATTCAAAATCTAATTAGTCTTGTTGATATTGTTGATGATTTTAAAGTTTTAAATAGTGAACAACAAAATTTTATTATTCAAGATGTTGAGTCTAATCAAAATACATTAGTAAATGATGATGATGATTTAACAAATATATCAAGAATTGAAGCAACAAAATTAGAAATATTTAAAAAAATACAATCTGATGTTGCAAAAAATATTGATGATGATGCTATTACAATGGCAAATAAATATGGTGTTATAGATAATATTGAGCGAGTTGATTTTGGTGCTGATTTATCTTCTGAAGAAGGAGTTGAAGCATTTTTTACACAGGTTGATAAAAGTATAGATCAGGCGTTAAAAGTACAAGCACATTATAATTTATCATCACCACAATTTTTTACTAAAGAAACAGCAGAATTATTAAGCGATCAAATTGCTAATGCAAATGGACCAGATGAAATTTATCAAATGGCACAAATGATTAATGGTGCATATAGAGAGCATTCATTAGATGCTTTTCAACAAATATCAAAAGAAGCGCCTTTACTAGCTGAAATAGGAGGTCACATAAATAATGGTAACGAGAAATTTGCATTAAATATTGCTAAAGGAATGATGTTAGAAAATGAAGTTTTTATTCCTGAATTTGAAAATTCATTTGCTTTTAAACAAATTTTTACACAAACATTTGGTGACTCATTAAATGACAATCCTCAAACATTACAAACTAAAATAAATTCTATTAACAAAGTTATTGGCGTTATAGGTTTAGATCAAGGTTGGTATAATAAAAATAAAACTTCTGAAAATATTATATCTTCTAATAAACCAGCTATTATGCAAATAATGGAAGAGTCAGTTGGTGCTACATATAATGGTAATGGTAAAAAAATTACTGGTGGCACAATAGAGTGGATGGATAAAAAAGTTATATTACCACCTAATATGATGACACAAGGAATGAGTAATAGAGATTTTGAAAAACTTATTAATAAACAATTAGTTGATAATCCTAATGCCAATGCTTTACTAGAAAAAGCTGGTGGTAATCGAGGGTTACCAGTAGCCTCACCTTTTATTAATGAAACTGAACAACAAGAAATACAATTAAATTCAAAAGAAATATTTGGGGGAAGTGCGCCTTATTTTTGGGATCAAATTGGTCCAGGATTGTATTTATTATCTTTGTTTGATCCAAATGATAAACCAATAAATCCTGAATACATAAATTATGCGGGTACAAATGAGCCTTTTATTTTTGATCTAGGCTCTATTGTAAATGATATTCAATGAAATTTTATGATACACAAAACGCTTTAGAAACTAAGCGTATAGAGTCAGAATACCAAAAAGCTAGTTTGTTACCAGCAGACAGTTATGAAATATATTCACGAACATTAGAAAATACAAAAGCATTTGGTTTATCTGCATCTAAATCGTGGAACGCTATGGATGATTATTCTAAAGCTAATGAGGAAATAAAAAATAAATTTGGTGTAGATCTTCCTAATCCTTTAACAGATATAATAACTGATGTACCAGGATTAGATTACACACCGACAGTATTTTTTCAAGATTATAAAAAAAATATAGATTGGTGGAATAACGAAGTACAAAAATTACAAGAAAATAATCCTGAAACAGAATTTAAATCATTTCAACAATTTCAAGATGAACGAGCAGCACAATACAGAGAAGATGAATTTTTATTAAATGAAAAACAACGAGCAGCTAGAACTTTTATGCAAAAGTATGGTGCAAGTTTTTCAGCCGCTTTTGTTGGTTATATGCAAGACCCCCTTGTTTTAACATCTTTACCTCTTAGTGCTGCTTATTCTATACCAAAAAATTTTGGTCTTGCGTCTTTAAAAATAGGATTGTTTGAAGGTGGTCTTGAAGCTGGCAGACAAGCTATGATTGAAACACAAGTGCAGCCATATCGTAAAGAATTAGAAATGAGTTATGGAACGCAACAAGCATTAACAAATATATTTGGCGCAGCTATTGGTGGTGCTGTTTTAGGTCCAACGGCTTTTGCTGGTTTCAAAGGGATTGGTGCTGGTGCTAGAGCTACAGGTAGAGGATTTTTATCTGCAAAAGATTTAGTTAATATGAAATTATTTCCTGAAAATTTTTTAGGAAAAAAACTTAATAAACTTGTATCACAAACAGATTTAGATACGCCACTTGATGAAGTATTTAAAAAAGCAAAAACACAAACATTATTAGATACGTTTGATGATTTACCTAAAAACATTACATCAAAAGAAAAATATCAAGATATTATTTATAAAACAAAACAAGCTGTATTAGAAAGTGAACAAAATCCTTATGCAAACACAGTAGAAGGTGAACGTTTACACGATAAAAATTTTAAAAAAGCATACAATCAAGTTGAAAAAGATGAGCCAATAGACATTGTTGATGAGTCGAATGTTGAATTAAAAAAACCAGATATTGTAAAAACAATTAATACGGAAGAAGGTAAACTTGCGGGATTAGAAGAAGTATATGAGTCATTACCTGATACAAAAGAAATATTACCGCAAAAGAAAAAATTAAAAACACAAATTAATAAAGCAAAAAAAGAAATTAAATCTTTAAAAAAACAACTTGCTGAAAAGTTTCCTGATCCAACTTTACCGCCAAGTTTAATAACACCTGAAGAGCCAAAGACACAAACATTCTTACAATGGTTATCTAAAAATAAAATTAAATCTGATGATGGAAATATTGGTGACGTTAAAGCTATACTAGATAAGTCAACTTTTCGTTATACAAAAAAAAATGGTTTTAGTTTGGATGATTTATTAACAAGAGCTAGAGAAGATGGTTGGTTACCACCAAAACCAGATGGTGTGGATGATTTAAGTATAAATGATGTTTTAAATTTAATTAGTGAAAATCCTGTAAATCCTAAAGATCAAACTAAAATTGCTGAATTTGATGCAACAATACAAGTTATTCAACAAACAATAGATGAATTAGAAAGTGCTGGAATAGATCCTGTTGGAATGACAGATGATCAAGTTACACAAGCATTACAAAAATTAGAAAATAATGTTGATCAAAAAGATCTGGTTAAATTTAGAGATGAAGATTATATTGATGAATTTGCTGATGACTCTTTTAATGATTATATGGATTTTATAGAAGAAAATAAAATACCAGGTAAAACAGAATTAGTGTTAGAAGTTGCAGAAGATGGTACACCTTCTAAAACAACAACAGCAAAACAATTAGCGGATGAACTTGCACAGGAAAAACGAATGATTGATGAGTTGGCTAAATGTGAAGGATTGGATTTATAATGCCTAGTTTTAGAGAATGTATAGTCAAGGCACATAAGGGTAAATTAATTAACGATACCCAGCGTGATGAAATGCTTTCTATGTTTGATGATAAATTAGAAATGTTTTCTAAAACATTAGCTGAGTCAGAAGCAACACAAGCAGCAAGTAACGCAACTTTTAAATTATTAAAAAAACAAACAAAAACAAAAGCTATTGAAAATACTATTTCTGTAAAAAAATTAAATGATCTAAAAAAAATAATTAGTGAATACAAAAATATTAATGAAGAAGTTGATGTATCACAAGGGTTTAGAGCTATACATGGTAAGGCTGAAGGTAAACGTATAGTACAAAATTTAGAAATACGACAAAGAACAGTATTTGGTAGTTTAACAAAAAATCTATCTGACTTAATGGAAGCATATGCGATGCCATTAGTAAGACGATATAAAAGAGCAAATCCAAAAGCATTAGTTGATGAAATGTTTAATCCTAGCAGCACAGGAAATAAAGGTGCTGAAATTATGGCAAAAGCATTAACTGAAACTTTTGAAAAAGCCAGGGTGTTACTAGCAAAGCAAGGTGTCTTAGTTAACAAAGATCTGAATTGGAAATTTCCACAATCGCATAACACAAGAGCTATTGAAAAAAGTAAAATAGGAAAACAAGGTTGGGTTGATTATATAAAACCATTATTAGACAAATCAAAAATGGTTGATGATAAAACAGGTTTAACTTTTGATTTATTGCCTGAAGCAGAATTTACAAAAGCATTACAAGCATCCCATCGAAATATTATGACCGATGGATTAGGTAAAGGAAAAAAAACAGGATTAAAAAAATTTCAAGAAAGTCGTTTTTTAATATTTAAAGATGCTGATAGTTTTTATTCGTACAATGAACGATTTGGATCTGATCCCGTGCAAATGGTATATGAACAATTAGACGTTATGTCGAGAGCTATTGCTGAAACACAATTATTTGGTCCAAAGCCAAATGTTGTTCGAAACACTTTAAAACAATTTGTTTTAGAAGAAACGGATAAAACTGTTGATGGATTAAAAAGAAAACGAATAGGTGGTGTTATACCAAGGTTTAAAGAACGAGGTAGAGTTAATACTTTTTTAAAAAAAGCAGATTTAGAATATGATTTATTTGTTGGTAGAGGTCATTTATCTGTAGATGGAGTTGCAGCAAAAATAGGTAGTGATGTTCGTAATGTATTAACAGGATCATTATTAGGTGGATCAGGAATAACAGTTTTGTTTGGTGATTTAGCTACAACATTTAATTCTGCTGCTATTCGTGGTTGGTCACCTTTTAAAGCTGTAGTAAATAGTTTAGGAGAGCAATTTACAGGTAAACAAGGCAGACAGGATGCAGCATACTTAGGAGTTATTTTAGATGATCTTATTCAAAATAATATGGCGTTATCTCGTTTTATGGATGACTCAGACTCAGGTGGATTAGCTAAAGTATATGCAACAAGTTTATTACGACTTGGTGGAGTTTCACGATTTACACAACAAGCAAGAAATGCTGGAGCTAAATTTATTTTATCTGACAGTGGTATAGGTCAATATACAAAACACTCTTTTGATGAATTAGTTACTTTATCAAAAGGTAAATTTAATAAATATGGCAAAACTATAAAGTTATTACAAACTTACGGCATTACAAAATCTGAATGGGATATTATTCGTACAACAAAAAAACATAATCCAAGAGGTAATTTAAAATTTATTGATCCAGGAGAAATAGCAGCTCGAACAGATATAGACGAAAATTTGGCTGGTGATATTGCTAGTAAATTTATGGATATGGTTTTAACAGAACAAGATCATATGGTTGTTGTCAATTCACTACGTCAACAAGCGTCAACTTCTGTTGCTCCTAGAGGTACAGTTATAGGCGAGCTTGGACTATCAGCTTTTATGTTTAAAAGTTTTCCTATTAATGTCATTATTCATAACATACAAAGAGCATTTAGTGTTCCCCCTGGTGCATTAAATAAAACTAAATACGCAACAACATTACTTTCAGGAATGGTTTTAACAGCCGCAGCTACAATGCTTACTTATGATGTAATAGGTGGTCGTGATCCAAGAAGAGTACTCGATAAAAAATTTTGGATTGAAGCTATTGCGCGAAGTGGTGCTTTTGGTCCAGTTGGTGATGCTGTATTAGGGAAACCTGATGCAAGACATTTTGGAGAGTTAGCTAGTGGTCCAGTTATATCTTTATTAAAAGATACTTACGGCATTACTCTTGGTCCATTACTAGCGATGGGTACTGATCAAGAATATAATTATGGTGGTAAAGTGTCAAAATTTGTTAAAACTTGGTCACCAAAACCATGGTATGGTAAATTAATTTTACAACGATATGTTTTTGATCAATTAGATAAACAGTTAAACGATAATCATTATTCTAGGCAAAGTAGGCTAGATCAGTACGTTTATGAACGAGGAAGTGATTATTGGTGGCGTCCTGACGAATTATCGCCAGAAAGATTGCCAAAATTTAGTCAATAATTTTATTGTACTTTATTGACACTTATATTAGATATTAAGAATATAATAGACGTTTCTGTCTAAATTTTCTTTTTTCATAACATTTTAGGATAATTAAGGATGACTATTTCATCAACAACTACTAAAAATTCATATAGTGGTAATGGGTCAAGTACGGCTTTTAACTATACTTTTAAAATTCCTACATCTACGGATATAGAAGTTATTGTACGTTCCAGTAATGGTACTGAGTCAGTTAGAAGTGAAGGATCAGGATCTACAAATTACGGCATTTCAGGTATTGGGAATAGTGGTGGGGGAACTGTTACTTTTGTTACAGCGCCTTTATCAACGGAAACTGTTGTACTTCGTAGAAACACAGCTAAAACACAAGCTACTGATTATGTTGCTAATGATCCATTTCCAGCAGAGTCACATGAGTCGGCATTAGATAAGCTAACAATTATAGGTCAAGATTTACAAGAACAAGTTGATAGATCTATTAAATTGTCCAGGACTAATACAATGTCCTCAACAGAATTTACAGTTGGATCTTCAGATCGTGCAAATAAAATTCTTGCTTTTGATAGTTCAGGAGAGATCCAGGTAACGCAAGAGCTAGGAACATTTAAAGGTAACTGGGGTGCATCTACTAGCTATCAAGTTAGAGATATTGTCAAAGATACATCAACTAATAATATTTTTATTGCCTTAACAGCTCATACATCTTCTGGCTCACAGCCACTAACAACGAATACGGATAGTGCTAAATGGAGTTTATTAGTAGATGCTGCATCGGCAACGACAAGTCAAACTGCTGCCGCTACAAGTGCTACAGCTGCTGCAAGTTCCGCTACTGCTGCTGCATCAAGTGCTTCAACAGCATCTGGTCATAAAGATACAGCAACGACAAAAGCAAGTGAAGCTGCATCATCCGCTACAGCTGCGGCATCATCCGCTACTTCTGCTGCTGCAAGTTATGATAATTTTGATGATAGATACTTAGGAGCAAAATCTTCTGATCCATCTGCTGATAATGATGGCGATAGTTTAATTACTGGTGCTTTATATTTTAATACATCAAACAATGTAATGATGGTTTACACAGGAAGTGCCTGGGTAAGAACAACACCATCATCTTC